TGTCGTTGTCTCCTGTGTGTTGTTAGATGTACCTACTATCGCCTATTGTCTAGGATTTGTCAAGCGTTTTGCAAAAGAAAGTCTGTGCGCCGCTCCTAGCTTAGGTTTCAGTTTCTTGTGTTGTTGTTGACTGTTTGGTATGTAATCGCGTGTGTGTTTATATATCGCGTGTGAGTGTGTGAGTGTGTGCATGATGTGTTACTTATTGCACCGCAAACCTATACCCTCTCAACGTTTCAGACACCTCTCATGTGCGCGTATCGCGTACGCCTATGTGTGCGCGTATGTCGTGTGCGCGTACGCGCATACACCTACCTATGTGTGCGTGTGAGAGGTGCAAAAGCTGTAGGGGGAACGATGACTTCGACTCGACTCTTCTAAGTACACACAAAATATATGCGGTAAATTTCTACACCTCAACAATAAAGAGTAGCGCACAATCTGTACACTACTCTTCTTATTATATTATATTAATAGCGCTCCGCTTTTCTTTTGACTTAGCACCATCTTATATAACAGCCTCTGGGAGGTGCCGATTCTATGTCGCAGACGTACGCACTCAATAAATATATGGGCGATGCAAACTCGATTTACATGAAGCTGCGCCAGCAGACACCACCTGAAGAAGCTGTTGACGTTGTCAGCCGCGATGAGGTGAAGATGTTGCTTAAAAAGGCGAAGCAAGGACATATTTACGGACGAACAAGACACCCTTCATTGGAGGCAAAAGATAACGATGGGCAGCGCACCAGCACCAGTAGTGAGTGGTCCGACTCAAGCGGAGTTAGACCAGAGAGAGAGGCAATTCAACGTGACGACAGCGTTACAGAAGGAGAGCCAGCAACAACAGATGGAGTTGCAAAACCGACAGTACGAACTCCAAAGAGAGGCGCAAAGTAGACAACTGGCGGCGCAACAGCGAGAGGCGCAAATTGCCGACAATGCTGGACGACGGTCATCTTTACTAGAGCGCGCCAACACTGCGGCGGCGCAGAATGAAGCGTCACTATTTGGTGAGGTACAAAAGAAACAGTCGGCGCTCACTGACAACGTTGCTAACACCAACAAAGAAAAACAGAAGCGCAACAGCGCTATGACAGATACATCACGCACAAATCTAATAAGTCAACTCACACGCACACGGAGTATGTATGACAACGCCTAGTACACTACAAGAGAAGAAGGGTGCTCTTTTAGGAGACGCACTCCGCCAGCGCAACTTCACTAATATCGAATGGGAAGGTGTAACCACTAACGCGACCGCCACTGAAATCTTCCTTGATGGAGGTGCAAATTCTGACAGTAGGCTAATCATTCCATCTAACACGTTAATCATCGCACAAGGTTTCTTTGTCGGCTGGAACGTGACAGACGCGGCTGTAAACGCAAGCGGACGCTTTGCACTGTCTGTAACTAACATCGCAGGTACGGTCGCCGCAAGTGGTACAGCACTCGAATGGGATGCTGCATCAACTGACGCAAATCCTTTCTCACAATATTTTGTTGGGAGTGCCTCTTCTGGTTTGGTGTTCACTTACAACAATACCAGCAAAAGCATCATCGCAACTGTTACAGGTGTTGCTTCCAAGACTGTCCGTTGGAGAGCGCGAATCGCCGAATACCTATCTTTCGCACTTTAATAAACTTTATCGGCGGTGCAAGCGTACCGCCTTTCTATTATGCCTACGTCTCAAGAATTGTACGCTTTAAAACAAATCGACAGAAACAATTCAGAAACTGCACCTGTCGTAAAAAGTCTTGTATCTAAAGTCAAGGAACCTGTGTCGGCAACTTTGACGCGAACCTTTGGAACTACCGCGTATGTGGCTGGAGCCAGCTATGGAGGAAGAGGTGTGTTTACTGATGTAGGTAGTGTTGGACAATCGTTGTTCATCAACGATTTCCAAGTGATTATTGACATCACTACCATACCATCAGGCATGTCTCTTGCAGTAGTGTTTTATAGTAAAGATGAAGATAGTAAAGTAACAGGCGCTTCTGTGTCTGATGGTTCTTTAATCACGAACACATTTCCTAACGCATGCACACCCGCTGAAGGATACTCACTTACCTTGTCCGTAAATAAGGGTAAGGTGTTTGGTGTTGCAAAAAATATTAGATTTATCACACCACTTGAAGCAACGAGCTTGTGGTGGTATTTGGAAGCCAAGGCTACATTCACTTCTGCTGCTAATGGTGAAACGATGACAGCAAAAGCATCTTGTGAGGTGTACTAATGTTCGCTAGAAGATTATTGAGGGATAGTGAGCAGCAAACAACAAAATGGGCTGTAAAACAAGCTGCTTATAGGCGTATTGATTTTTTAATGATTGGTGATAGCAATCAACTTTTAGGGGGACACGGATGGGATGAGGGTTTTCAAGATGCGCTCTCAAATCAATTTGGTTTGTACGCTACGGGATGGATAAGCGCGAACAATAACAATGGGAACGGTACTGGACAGGGCTATTTTTATAGCTCTTTGAATGGCGGCAACAATAACATCAATGGACAAATAACAGGTGCGCCTAGCTTTTTTGCAGATAGTTGGGCTTTGCCTATGGGTATTCAGCAGTATGCGTACATCCCCCACTCTGAAGTAAACGCATTTATCAGTAGTAATGGTATCGTCTTGGACAAAAATGGTCGATGGGATATCAATGGCGCATTTAAGGGGCATTACTGCTTTGGGGTGTTTGCTACAAATGGCGGGGCTATTAATGGCGCTCAGTTTAGGAGTGAGGAACCACCATATTATAATTTAGGCGCTATTGCGAGCTTTTCTTGTGTAGGAGCTTCTGATTCATTAGCTTATGGGGTGATTGATATTCCGTCAGGAAGAGAGACTAGCACTATAAATCGAAATACATCTTGCAGATGGTGGCTACCAAATCAAGCTACTTCTACTGGCGCTGTTTTTGCTTTGTATAATCGCATTGAAATCAATAATAGGTCAAGTGGCTGTAGTGTCCACACTATGCATGGAGTAGGGGGGCAATCTTTAAGAGGTATGGCTGCGGGATTTCAATCAACCCCAGATGCCACTATCATTACTTGCTTTAAAGAAGCAAGAAGACTGCAAGAAGCTCAAGGTTTAGTTCCTATTGTTGTAATCTGGGTCAGTAGTGGTTTGAACGACCGCAATGAGGTGCTTGCAAGTGTAGGTAGTAAAGCTATTAGTGATGGGAGCAGCGCTTCAGCTTTTGCGGACAACTTGGATGCTTTAGTAACTCGATTTGAGGCAGTTTGGCTTTCTCAAGGGTGGGCTATTGAGCAATTATTTTGGTTAGTCGTCCCATCTCATCCAGTGAGTACTCCTGATGATTCTAAATTAATAAACTACAGGAATGCATCCAAGGATTATGTTTCAAACAATCCTCGGATGAGCGTGGTAGATATTACAGAATTGACAAACGCCTCGGAGATGACATCTCAAAATTGGTATCTGTCTGGCACAGATAAAAGCCATTTATCTCTTGCTGGCTACTATAATTTGGCTGGGCGGATTGTTAGTTCTCTTTTAAATTAAATAGTATGGAAATAACAACATAAATGAACAAACGACAGTGGATTCTTTCTCAATCTGAAGCTCTAAACATTACAAATCCCAATGATTTGTGGAGCTATTTGCTAACTACTCAATCTGAAATTGAGAATATATCTCCACAGGCTAACGTGCCTATGTATGTTGCGGCTGGATTTACTGAGCTAACACTTGATGAAGTTGTCGATGCTTTGATATGAGTATTCTCTACAACCCTTGGGAGTTGTGTGATGCTTTACAGTACAAAGGTGGGTCACAGAATTTTTCTGCAATTCACTTTGAGATGATGGACGAGTTATGCTCACCGCAATTAGAAGATTACTCTTATGCGTCAAAGTATATGAAGGTGTCACGCGGACATTTAAAGTCCACGTTGCTTGTCCTTTATATACTTTGGCGCATTTATCGTAACCCTAATATTCGCATCTTGTACTCCACTAACACTAAAGACTTGTCGCGCATGTTCATTAGAGAAGTACGACAATATCTAGAGAGTGTAGAATTGCAAGAAGCAGTGTGGAATGTGCGCGAACACATCTCTGGAAATCTTGTGCCTTCACTAGATGCAGCATCACGCAGAAAAAGAAACATCAGTCGCGAAGACACCGAAGCAGAAGATAAGAAAATCATATGGTCACGCGAAGCAATTCAAGTGTTGCGCCCAAAGAAACTTAAAGAACCGACACTTGTTGCAGGTTCTGTTTTAAGCACCAACACTGGAGAACACTACGACTTAATCATAAACGATGACGCGGTAGATTTCCAGAATAGCGATAACGAAGAAAAGGCGGACAAAATCAAAGATTGGGCGATGGACGCTTTTAGTGTACTAGACCCTCCATCTTATGACCAAGTTACACCCACCTTCGGTGAGTGGGTTGGTAACAGCATGTACGTTATCGGCACACCTTACTATCCTTGGGATTACTACAGCTACATTGAAGCAAACGCGCAGACGTTAAAATTCTGCACATTTGAAGCAAACGTTTATTTGAATGGTGTAGACAATGTAGACGGGTACACCTACCCAGAGAAGTTTAACGATGCGTACATCGAGTCTCTTATGGGGCGTATGTCGCGCAAGAAGTTCTTCGCGCAATACCTACTTAAACACATCTCAGACGAGGACGTAATACTTGATGAAGGTGCAGTAAGTTGGATA